TTCCAAATCTTCTTTAAACTTTTCAGGATCAATTTCTTTTTCAAAATAAGCATCGTTTTCAACAGCTTGTTTTTCTATTTCACCAACAAGTAAAGTTAAAGTATAGAAAGCTCTTTCCTTATCTGTTTGATCTTTGTATTCTTTTGATACAAGATCTTTTACAAAAGTATCAGGACTACCTTTTTCAGTGCTATATACATCTTGTAAAAGAGTAAATAATGCCGCTTTTGCCATTTGGTAATAAGTTTTATTTACTTTTACATTTAGTAAAGCATCATCTTTCATTTCTTTAACTTTCTTAATTTCCATTTATTCAAATTTTATCAAAGATATAAAAAATATGACAACTACTATAGACATAGAAGATATTAAACAAAAATTATTTAAAAAAGTAGAAGCCTCTGGTTGGGGATTTCTTAAATCTTTTATATTTAGCAATGATTTTGATAACATATTAAAACAGCTAATTAGATTATCAAAAGATAATCAAAGATTTACACCTAAAATCAGCCAGTTATTCAGAGCTTTTGAAGAATGCCCTTATGACAAACTTAGTGTTATCATGGTAGGGCAAGATCCTTATCCAAAACTTGATGTTGCAGATGGTATTGCATTTAGTTGTAGTAATACAATGCAATTACAACCAAGTTTGAAGTTTATTTTAGATGCAGTAAACAGAACTGTATATGATGGAGTAGGTCAATCACATAATCCAGATTTAACAAGATGGGCTAATCAAGGTATACTAATGTTAAATACTGCTTTAACTACAGTTGTAGGTAAAGTTGGACAACATTATAGCATATGGAAACCTTTTATAGCATATCTATTTGATCATTTAACATTTGGCAATCCAGGTTTGATTTACGTATATATGGGTAAACAAGCCCAAGAATGGAAAGACTGTGTAAATGATACAAATTATAAGTTTTATGTAAATCATCCTGCTAGTGCTGTATATGTAAAAGGTTCAGAATGGGATTGTAAAAATGTATTTAATGAGATAAATCAAATTTTAAAGAAGAATAATAATTTTTCAGTAACTTGGTGATATGGATGAAATCTTTAATAAATTATTAAAACAAAAAATGACACCTAATTCTTTGTATGTACTTTATTGTATTAAGAATAAGGTGTCTGTTAATTCATTTGTTAATAGTAGTATTGAAATTACTAGATTACAAACAGATGGCTGGTTAAATGAAGATTTGACTCTTTCACAAAAAAGTCATATATTTGTAGAGGAATTAAACTCTTATTTTAGAAAGAGTAAGAAGAAAACTTCAACAGATTTAATGGGTGATAAATTTGATGTATGTATTAAAACATACAATGAAATATTTCCCTCAACAAAATTAAGAAGTGGTAAATACGCAAGAACCAATGTAAAAAATCTAGAAGCAGGTTTTAGATGGTTCTTTGAAAATTATGATTACGAGTGGGCAACTATATTTAAAGCAACACAAAAGTATGTGGAAGAGTATAGTTCTAAAAATTATGAATTTATGAGAACATCCCAATATTTCATTAGAAAACAAAACATTGATAAATCTTTTGAATCAGATTTAGCTACTTACTGTGATATGCTAAATGAAAGTAGCTCTAATGAAAATGATATTTTCAGAGAAAAAATAGTATAAGTTGGAACAATTTAAAAATGCAAAGCCTTTAAAGGCTATTAGCAAAGTTCGTGCTTATGAGAAGGCTCTTATAGAGATGAGAGGCAGGATGGACGGAAGAATTAAAAGTCTAAAAACAGCATGGCCTAAATTTAATGATGCTACCTTAAATGGATTAGAGTGGAATACTTTAACTGTTGTTGGTGCTAGACCTGGTGTTGGTAAGACTTTGTTCATGGAACAACTTGTTACTGAAGTTATTGCTTTAAATCAAGATCAAAATTTTCAAGTATTACAATTTCAATTTGAAATGCCTGAAAAAACTCTTGGTATGAGAGCATTTTCAGCAATCACTCAAAAAGACTATGGAGTTTTACATAGTAAATATGAACCACTTGCAGAAGATATTTATAATAAATGTAAACAATACACAAGTACATTGACTCAAAATAACAGAGTATTCTCTGTTTATAGACCTTGTACTGTAAATGAGTTTTGCGCAAGTATACATTATCACTTTGAACAAAACTGTGTTGAAAAAGATGGACAAAAGGTTTATCCAAAATTATTAGTAACAGTAGATCACTCAGCTCTATTTAAAAGAGATTCACATGAGAAGGATAGATTTGAAATGTTATATAATCTTGGAGAAGCCCTAACTTTTATGAAAAGAAGTTATCCTTTGTCATTTGTAATCTTAAGTCAATTAAATAGAAATATAGATGACCCTAAACGTGCTATAGAAGGTACATATGGAAACTATGTTTTAGATTCTGATCTATTTGGTGCTGATGCATTATTACAGCATGCTGATATAGTACTTGGTATTAATAAACCAGCTGCAAGAAAGATTAGATATTATGGTCCTGAAAGAATACAAATAAATGATCCTGAAACTCTAGTATTTCATTTCTTAAAATGTAGAAATGGTGATACAAGAATGAGTTTCTTTAAACTAGATAGAGATACTATAAGAATAGTAGAAATGGATGTACCAATGAAAACAAACACAAACATACAAATATGAATACAAGGCAGGAGAATACCAAAATTCTCATGGCAACCCATTTGCCAACATTTAAAAAGCTAGGTATAAAAGATCCCTACTTTGTTGCTAAATCTGCATGGGCTCCTCCAGGAGAAGACCTTAAAATGCAATTCTTTCCTAATGAATTTAAAGTAGGTAAAGATATCTATACAGAACTTAGTGACTTTGAAGGTGTATCTGAAGATCCTACACACACTTTATACAAATTAAAGTTTAATCCTTTTTATAAAGAGGAATATCCTTTAGAGCAAAAGACTAGTAAGTCTGGTAATGATTATGAAGTATATATAGTTCCTATGGATGAACTAGTTGCTGTTTTACCTAATGGTGAAGAAATACCTTATGCAAAATACCAAGAAAGACTAGAGAATCCTCCTGTAGAAACACAAGAAGCAGATTTTCCAAATTTTGCTAAAGAGTACTTAGAAGTTAGCCTGAAACCTAAATCAGATAATCAAGATGATTTAAGAGATGCGCTAATTAAAGTAGGTAATGAATTGAGAAATTTATCAAATATATTATTAACTAAAATGGATAAATAACATGGGTATAGTACTTCCAACTCAAAAAGTAAAAGCAGAAAGAGTAAATCCTAAAAGATTAATTATTTATAGTAAACCTAAAACAGGTAAAACAACTGCTTATGCAGGTTTAAAGAATAATCTTATATTGGATCTCGAAAATGGTAGTGAGTATGTTGAAGCATTAAAAGTAAAAGTTAATAACCTACAAGAACTATTGGATGCAGGCAAAGCTATTAAAGAAGCAGATAAACCGTATGACTATATTACTATAGATACTGTAACTGCATTAGAAGAAATGGTTATGCCGTTAGCTGTAAAATTATACAGAAAAACTCCAATGGGTAAAAACTTTGATGGAGATAATGTAACTACACTAGCTAATGGTGCAGGTTATTTATATATTCGTCAAGCTTTTTTCCAAGTTCTAGATTTTATTGATACTTTAGCTCCCTGTATTATTTTATCAGGTCATATTAAAGATAAAGTAGTTGATGATAAAGGCGAGATGGTTATGGCCGCAAATATTGATTTAACTGGTAAGATTAAATCTTTAATTTGTGCAAATGCAGATGCAATTGGATATATGTATAGGAAAGGTAACCAAACCATTATTAATTTCAAAAACAATGATGGAGTAACATGTGGTGCTAGACCAGACCACTTAAGAAATGAAGAGATAGTAATTTCTGAAATGAATGAAAAGGGTGAGATAAAAACTCACTGGAATAAAATATACAAGTAATAATTAATAATTAAAAAACAAAAATCAAATGGCTTTAAGTACAACAGATTTAATGACAGAAGGCGGTAGTGGTAACAACATGCCTAAAACAATTTCTACAGGTAATCATGAATTAAAAATTAATGGTGTCAGATTAGAAGAATTTAGATTTATAGATGGTGCATATCATTTAATCCTTGATATGGAAACAAAACCTATAGATGGATTTGAAGGATTTCTAAAAGATGCTAATGATGAATCTAAAGGTAGATATGAGGGTCAGATTGGTAGAGTAAAGGCAAGTCAATATGCATTTGCTGATGGTGAAACTAAATCTGGTATTAAAATTCAAAGAGACAATTCTATAATGATGTTTCTTAAAAACTTAACTTCTGCTTTAGGAGTTAATGATTGGTTTTTAGCACAAGATAATAAACATGAAACAATTGAAGACTTTGTAAAAGCCTTTAATAATGATGCACCTTTTGAAGGAAAGTATTTACATGTTTGTCTTGCAGGTAAAGAGTATGAAAACAAATCTGGATATATAGCATATGACTGCTGGTTTGCAAAAGCACAAAACAGAAAGTATGGTTATGCTTCGGATCCAAATAGTGTTCTTCAATATGATGAAGCAAAACATCTAAAAAAGATTGAAAACAAACCAGTTGAATCTTTTGATGATAATGATGACTTTGCTATACCTAGCAATACAAGTTCTGATTTCAACCTAGACTAGTAACTATACTATGGAGTTTAAAGGGGAATCAGAAAAGGTTCCCCTTTATTAACTAAAACCATTTATATGATTTCAACAAAAAATTTAATTTCTGATTTAGAGGATATTCCAACTGGATGGCCTTTTGAATATTACTTACAATTATCAGATCATTTAAATGGTCAAGATATAAAAATAAAATCTATAGTTAATACTAGAGAAAGAACACCTTCTATGTGTATTTATTTTGATACAACTGCACATAGATACAAATTCAAAGATTTTTCTTCGGGTCTAGGTGGTGATTCTGTAGAATTAGTTAAAGTTTATTTTAATCTTAAAAGTCGTGGTGAAGCTGCTATGAAAATTATTGAAGATTATAATCAATATATACTAAATAATGATTGCAATCCTATTAAAGAATATAAAGAATATAGCAAGTATCAAGTTACTGATTATGAAATAAGACATTGGACAACAATAGATCAAAAGTACTGGACTAAATATAATATTGGTTCAAGACTACTTGAGAAATATAATGTTGCTCCTTTGGATTACTATATAATGAGTAAAGAAGATGATAAAGGTAAGGTAAGTTCTATAACTATAAAGGGTTTTAGCATTTATGGTTATTTTAGAGATGATGGCACATTGTATAAAATTTATCAACCTAAGGTTTCTGATAAAAAATTTATCAAAATATGTAATTATATTCAAGGTTCTGATCAATTAAAATTTGATAAGAAATATTTAATAATAACATCTTCTTTAAAAGACTTAATGGCCTTTACTAGACTTAAGTTAAATGATGCAGAATGTATTGCACCAGATAGTGAGAATACATTAATACCTGAACACATGCTTAATAAGATAATAAGCAAATACAAAAAAGTATTTGTTCTATTTGATAATGATGAAGCAGGTATTAGATCTATGAAAAGATATAAAGAAAAATATAATTTTGATTATGTAATACTTGATATGGAAAAGGATTTATCTGACTCTATTAAAAAATATGGTCTTACTGAAACTAGAGATAAACTTCTTCCGTTATTAAAACAATTAGTATGAGCTGGATATATAAAGCAGTAGAGTTTAAAGATGAAATGATTCCCGAAGGAGCCATAGGCTTTGTGTATGAAATGGAAGCAATCATTGATGGTAAATCTGTAAGGTATGTGGGTAAAAAGAACTTTTTTAGTGTTAGAAAAAAAAGATTTGGCAAAAAAGCATTAGCTGAAATGACAGATAAAAGAACTAAAAAGTACACAATGATAACTAAACCTAGTTATCAAAATTACTATAGTAGTAATAAGGTTCTGCAAGATGCCCACAAAGCAGGAATTCCTATTAAAAGATATATGGTTAAGATATGTTTTTCTAAAACAGAACTAACATATGAAGAAACTAAATATCAGTTTAAAAGAGAAGTCCTTGAAAAAGAAGAATACCTAAATGGAAACATACTAGGAAAATTTTACAAAGGAAATATTTAAAATGAATAAACAAGATTCACTAAGTAAAACATCAAAAGACTTGATGTTAAAGGAACCGTATTATGGTTTCTTTTTGTTAATGTTGCATAAGTCATGGGATGACAAAATACAAACAGCTGGTGTATGTAAAAATGGAATCAACTTTCAACTTATGATAAGTGAAAAGTTTTGGACAGCACTATCTGAAGAACATAGACTTGGTCTATTAAAACATGAATTGCTTCATATTGCATTTCAACATCTAACCACATTTACAATGTTTGCAGATAAGAAACTTGCTAATATTGCAATGGACATGGAAATCAATCAATATATAGATAAAGATTGGTTGCCTGAAGGTGGTATTAATATAGATGATTATCCTGATCTTAATCTTAATAGGCGTGCTGGTTGCAGATATTATTATGATAAGCTACAACAAGCACAGAAAGATAAGCAAGAACAAGGCAGTAGTGGTGATGGAAATATGGATAAACTTCTTGATGGCATGGGACAAGGTCAAATGACAGTTACCATAGATGAAAACGGTAATATTAAAGATGTTAATTTACCTAATCATGATTGGGAAGAGTTTGAAAATATGCCTGATGCTGAAAAGAAACTAATTGAAAAACAAGTTCAAAGAGTTTTAACAGAAGCTAAAGAACAAACTCTAAAGAAAAGAGGTTTTGTACCAGGTGAGATTGAAGGTCTAATTGTACTAGAGGAAATCACACCACCTAAATTTAATTGGAAAAGATATATTAGAAGATTTACTGGTATATCTACAAAAATCTTTACTAGAAAACTTAGGAGAAAAGAGAATAAAAGATATTCTGATAATCCTGGTCTAAAAATAAAGATGAGACAGAACATGTTAGTTGGTATTGATACCTCAGGTTCTGTTTGTGATGATGAATTAAAAGAATTTATTAATGAAATACATCACTTGTACAAAGCAGGTGTTGATATTACAATTGCACAATGTGACTCCAGAATGCAATCCATTAAACAATATGATGGAAAGTTTGAACTAGAAGTTGCAGGTAGAGGCGGGACCAGTTTTGATCCTATTCTAGAATATTTTGAAGAAAATAGAAAGTTTACAAGTTTGATTTACTTCACAGATGGTGAAGCATATACAAGTATAAAACCCAGGAAACCTATTCTATGGGTATTGTCAGAGAGATCTGATTTTAATGATAGCTTACCAGGAAAACAAATAAGATTAGAAATTTAAAAAAATTAAAAATTATGAGCAATAGCACACAGCTAAACGTAGATGAGTTAAAAGACTTCTTAAAACACATGGTGAAAAACAATCAGCACATTCAAAATGAAGGTAAAGTACCTGTTGCTGTAAACATTGAAGGTGATGCGGGCCTTGGTAAAACTTCTGCAATTATTCAACTTGGTAAAGAGTTGGGTATGGATGTTGTGAAAATTAATCTATCTCAGATAGAAGAACTAGGTGACCTTGTTGGTTTTCCTGTAAAAGAATTTAAGATTTCCAACAAAGATGGTCAGACTACTTGGATTAATGAAAATCAAGTAGATGCCGCAATGAAGAAAGGTTATAAAATTGTAGATAAAAGAATGTCTCATGCTGCACCTGAATGGATTCAAGGTAAAGGTGAAGGCGGTTTCTTAGTTCTTGATGATTATACTCGTGCTGATCATAGATTTATGCAAGCTACTATGGAGTTAATTGATAGACAAGAATATATTTCATGGTCTCTTCCAAAGAACTGGCATGTAATCCTGACTACTAATCCAGACAATGGTGACTATCAAGTTACTAGTCTTGATGATGCTCAAAGAACTAGATTTATTTCTACTGAAGTAAAATTTGATGCTAGTGTTTGGGCTCGGTGGGCAGAAACTGTTGGTATTGATGGTCGATGTATTAATTTCTTATTAATGAATCCTGAGACTGTAACTAAAAAAGTTAATCCTAGAAGTATTACTACTTTCTTTAACTCTATTAGTTCTATTCCAAAGTTTGAAGATCAGTTACCATTGATTAATATGATTGGTGATGGATCAATTGGTGAAGAACCATCTGCATTATTTGCTATGTTTATTAATAATAAACTAGATAAAATCATTAGTCCTGAGCAAATTCTAAACAATGATGATTGGAGTTATGTAAAAGGTTCTTTAAACTCTTGTATTGGAGTTGGTGATGATTTTAGAGCAGATATTTCTAGTATAATATCTACCAGAATTATAAACTATGCATTAGTTACAGCTGACAAAGGTTCTGTTTCTCAAAAGATGATTGACAGAATTATTTCACTTGTGACTGATTGCGAATCATTTACTGATGACTTAAGATATTACATGGTTAAAGAAATTTTGAATGGTAATAAACCTAAATTTCAAAAACTTATGTTAAATCAGAAAGTTGTTCAAATGACTATAAAATAAATTGTTTAACAAAAGAGGGATGAAAGTCCCTCTTTTAAATTATAAATATGACAGAAGATAAAATAAAAAGAGTTCCGTTTGTTAGACTAAGTGCAAAGTTAGAAAGAGATGAATATAAAAAACAGTATATAGAAAGTTATTATGTTGAAGAAGTAGATACTTTATATATATTGCAAAATACAAAAAATTCAAATGATCATGGTTTAAAATTTAACTCTCAGACTTGGGTTCCCCAAATGAAAGATAAAATTTACTTCATGAAAGGATGTACTGTACCTAGAGTAAAGTTAAAGGATTTAGCTGTTAAATATAAAATTAGAACTACTACTGATATAGATTCTGCAACAGTTGTTGTTGGTAGTGATTCAGCAGGATACAAATTATTTAATGATGGTTGGCATTATACTGTTTCAGGTAAAGTATTTGAAGCTGCTTTAGAAGTTTTAAAAGAACAAGCTAAAGATACACCTTATGATTATCAGCTTCACAGAATTGAAGAACTTAAGAATACAGTATTTGATGGAGAATGGCCTGAATATATCTATACAGATTGGAATACAGCTAAGTTGTGCAGACCTGATAGTTATTATCCTCAAGAATACGTAAATACTCTTTATAAAAAGTTAAATGTAAAAGATGGTTTTGAACTTTCTAAAGTATATTCTACTAAAAATAATTCAACTTGGTCAAGAACAATTAATCAAGATAATTTAGATTTATATAGAGAATATGAAAAACATACTATAATAGAACAAAGTGCATTACTTGAAGTAATTAATGGTGATGAATCTACATCTATTGATGAAGATGCCTATCAAAATATTAGAAATATGTTTAATAGTTCTGATTCTGATAATCATACTATGGCTATGGAAATTATGGCAAATTGTAATTATAAAGGTAGTATGTTATATCTTTTAATGTTATTCTTTCATTGCAATAATCAAATTAATAACTCTAGGAGTAAAAATCATGTTAATTTTAAATCTCTAAGAAATTATCTTGATATAGATGGGTATGGTTTACATCATATAGATGAAGTTATTAAAAGATTAATTGAGAATAATTCTTTAAATACAGAAGCTTTAGATTTTATAATGGATGATCAAAAAGAATATTTTAAAACTAATGGTTATTCAAAATATATAATTCCTCAAGCATATATATTAAATCCTGATGCTTCTGAAGCTACAGGAATTAAATATAAGAATAATGTTGTTGAATTTGAAGATAAACATATAGAAACTTCTGCAACTGAAGAGGAGATTATTGAAGATACAGAAGAGGAAGTTACAGTTTCTGAGCCTGATACTGCAGAATTAACAATCCAGGAGGACCCTGAAATTGAAGAAGACACAGTAGAAATAGAAGAAGAAGTTACAGAACCTGCAGTAGCAGAAACACCAATAGTACAAAAAGATGAAGCAGAATTTGATTGGTTCTGAGGAACTAGAATTATTTTATAAAGACAAATTTTATTTTAGCTACAGTAGTATAAATAAGCTCTTGTTTTCACCAAGCATGTTTTTTAACGATTATGTGCTCAAACAAAAGGAAGATAGTGTTGACCCTCACCTTGTAAAAGGTAGGGTCATTCACTGCCTTCTTCTTAATCCTGAAGACTTTGAGAAAGATTTTATTATAGTCCCTGGCAAACTACCAAGTGGTAATAATAAAACAGTTGTTGATGAAATCTTTAAATTACATTTTAATAATTTAGATGGTTCAACAGGTTTAGAAGATTATGAAACAGATATAATCAACGTTTTAGAAAGCATAAACTTACATCAAAGTCTTAAGACTGATGAAGCTAGAATAAAGAAAATTCTAACTGAAGATAATATCAGTTATTTTAATTTTCTACAATCAAGTCAAAACAAAACATTAATAGATGAAGAATCTTATGCATACTGTAAAGTATGTGTAGATTCTATAAAAGATAATGAATCTGTTAAGGCTTTGCTCCAACTTGATAATTCTGATCTAGAAGTTTATAATGAAGTACCTATTACAATAGATGAATTGCTATACGGAAAGTTTGCATTTGGATTTAAAGGTATACTTGACAATGTAGTAATTGATAAAGAAAAGAAAACTTTATTTATAAATGATTTAAAAACTACAAGTAAACCATTAATTGACTTTCCAGAGTCTGTAGAATATTACAGATATTGGATCCAAGCAGCTCTTTATTACAATCTAGCTTTTTACAGATATATTGCAAATAAAGAAGATGCTGTAGAATGGAATATACTATTTACATTTGTAGTCGTAGATAAATATAATCAAGTTTACCCTTTTCAAGTTACACCTAAAACTATGAGTGAATGGTTAAAGCGTTTCTTTGAAAAAGTAATTGAGCAAGTTGTGTATCATTATAATGAGAAAGATTATACTTTACCTTATGAATTAGCAGTTGAAAAATTAAAACTATAATATATGGCTATAAAATCTATTTATGCTAAGTATTTTCAAAAATCCAAGATGTTTTTATATCCGCTTCTTGGAATTAAAAAAGGTGCAAAAGTTGTCCCAAGCGAAACATTTATTGCTTGGGATAACATAAAACCTGAGGATATGAAGTTGATATGTTTGTATCATCCTAGAGAAAAGAAAGAGTTTGCTGATTTTAAAAATAAAGTTTTGATTAAACATAATAGATTGTATAAAATACATACTATTAATTCTGAGAATCATCTTTATATTTTTGATTTTTCTGATTTAAAAAATGATTGGTTAAAGTTTCTTGATGGCAAATACAGCCAAATGAGTAATGAAACAAAGAGCAAAATTCTATTTTTCTTTCCTGAGAATTCTGCTAACTACGTTTATATGAGAAGTTATTTATATCCTAAAGTTTTCTTCAAAGACTATGCTGAAATATTAGATGTCAATGAAGAATTTTTAAAGAGTATAGGTGAGCTTTGTAATAAACCTGATTATGATAAGGAAACGCTAATACAGGAAAGTTTGCAAAAAGCAAAAATAATTAATTAAATTTGTAACTAAAAACTAACAATGAGTAATCCAACAATGATGCTAGTTGAATCCAGCTGGCAAGATTCCAAAACTTTTAAAATGATTCCGATTAGTAATGACTGTCCATATGTGGAGTGTCTTTATGATCCAATGTCTAAAGTTTTTGTAATTATAAGTAAAGTGACTAAAACAACTTTACATATGTTACCTAAGCTTGATGAATATGGTAAAGCTATTACTGGAAACAAAGGTGGAAAGCAAGAAAGAAAAACAATTGAAACTTTTCAAGAGTACTATATTGAAGATAAAGACTCTATTAAAGAAGTTGTAAATATGTTTGCTGCTAACGCTAAAAAGTTTGATATCTCTAAATTTCTTGAAAAAGTATCTGATAAGCCTTCTGTAAGTACTGTTATTTAGTATGCAGAAGACTCATTGGGTAATGGACTATGAAACATTACTTAATTGTTTCATAGCTGTTTTTGAAGACATTAAATCTGATCATAAAGAGATATTTGTTATTCATAAAGATAGGAATGACTGTCTAGAATTTATTACATTTCTAGAAAGGAACATCTTACTTGAAGAATGGCATGTATCTTTTAATGGTATTGCATTTGATGCTCAAGTAACAGAACACATATTAGCAAATAAAGAGCAACTTCTTGAAATGAATGGAGAAGATGTAGCTTTATTTATATATGCAAAAGCCCAAGATACTATTCGTAAACAGAATGAAGGTGAGTGGGCAGAGTTTGCTCCATGGGCTCTGCAGATTAGACAAGTTGATATATTTAAATTAAATCACTGGGATAATGCTGCAAAAAGAACTAGTTTAAAATGGGCCCAAAATACTATGGATTGGCAAAATATCAAAGATATGCCTATACACCATAGTACTGAGATTAAAACTCTAGAACAAATAGATAGCATTATAGACTATTGTATTAATGATGTAGCTTCAACTAAAGCAATTATGTACAGAAGCAAAAAGGAAATTGCTTTAAGACAACAGCTTACAAAAGAATATAATATAGATTTATATAGTGCATCTGAACCAAGAATTGCAAAAGAATTATTTGCAATGTTTCTTAGTGAAAAGACTGGTATAAAAAAGTATGATCTCAAAAAGATGAGAACATACAGAAGTAAACTAATAGTTAAAGATCTTTTGTTACCTTATGTAAATTTTGAAACAGCTACGTTTCAAAGATTGGTTAGCAAATTTAGAGCTCTAGAATTAGATCCGCAAGACTTAAAGGGTAGTTTCAAGTATACTGTAAGGTATAAAGGAATAACTACCCATTTTGGTCTTGGTGGTGTGCATGGTGCTAGAAAAGATATATATTCGTCTAATGATGAATATGTAATCATGACTAGTGATGTGACTAGTTTTTATCCTAATCTAGCTATTAGAAATGGATGGGCTCCTGGACATCTTCCTAAAAAAGAGTTCTGTGAGCAATATGAATGGTTCTTTAATGAAAGAAAAAAGATACCAAAATCTGATCCTAGAAACTATGTATATAAGATTGTATTAAATAGTACATACGGTCTTAGTAATGATGAAAACAGTTTTCTATATGATCCTGAACTTACAATGCGTATAACTCTGAATGGTCAGTTAAGCCTAATGATGTTATATGAAATGATTTGTGAAAACATCCCTAATGCTGTACCTCTTATGCATAATACAGATGGTCTTGAGACTAGAATCCCAAGAAAATATGTAGATAAATACATGGAGATATGCAAAAACTGGGAAGACATAACAAATCTTCAGCTAGAGCATGATACTTATCATAAGATTATACTAGCTGATTGTAATAACTATATTGCTTTACATGAAGGTGAAGAAATTAAAACTAAATGTAAGGGTAGATTTGTATTTGAAGATTTGCCTCTACATAAAAAGAAAGATTTCTTGTGTATTCGTAAGGCTATATATGATTATTTTATTCATGGTACTCCACCTGAAGAAACAATTAAAGCTAACAAAAATGTATTTGATTTTTGTGGTGCTGTCAAAGCCAATGCTGGTTGGGAATTTTGGGAAGAGTATGTGGATAAAGGAGAACATATAAAAAACAAACTGCAAAAAACAGTTAGATATTACATTAGTAATAAGGGATGCAAGCTTATGAAAATAAACTATCTTGATGAAAGAGTGTCCCAGGTTGAAGCAGGCAAATGGTTACAAACTATATTTATTAATTACATAGAAAAACCATTTGAAGATTACAATATCAATTATGATTATTACATTAAAAAGGCCAAGCGTGAAATAGAATTGCTTGAGCCTAAATCAAATCAATTAGAATTATTTTAATATGCCTAGAAAAATTAAAGAATATGGCAGGCAAGATCTGATAGATGTTGCCTTGCCAAATCATGCAAGTACTTATACTGTAATTAGCCACAAGTCTGTAATGGATTTGTCAACTAAAGCATTAGAAGATGCTGGATTTAAAATTGTAGATGAGAAATATAGAGCTACACATGATGGTAATATTGCTTCTGCAATATATACATTAAATTATGGAGATGATGCTGAATTGTCTATGATGTTTGCATGGTCAAATAGTTATAATAAACAAATGAGGTTTAAGTGTGGTATTGGTGCTATTCATACAAAGAATAATACTACTATGGTATGTGGTGACATGGGATCATGGGCCCGCAAACATATTGGTACAGCTGATACTGAAACTGAAAAGACAATTACAGAGCAAGTATCTCTTGCTAAGATGTATTATGATCAATTAGTTTCTGACAAAGAAAAGATGAAAGAAATTAGTCTTGATAGAAGAAAGCAATCACAATTGCTTGGTATTTTATTTGCTGATCATGAAATCTTGACAACTGAGCAAGCAAGTTTAATTAGACAACAAATGTCTAGACCAACTCATACTTATGAAAATAATGAGAGTTTGTGGGCATTCTATAATTATGTAACTCTTGCTTTGCAACAATCTCATCCTAAAACTTGGATGGAAGATCAAAGAGTACTTCATTGGTTTATTACCAGTCTTCCTTATTTTCAAACAGCTCCGCGACCTCAAGTTGCTGCACCTGCAGTTAAGGAAACTACAAATGAAGCTACAGTACCTTTTGTTGATCCTCGTCAGATAGATTTAGAAGATTCTATTGCTGAAATATTAGCTGAACAAGAAACACAATCTGATGCTAATGTAGCAGTGCAAGAAGAGCAAGATGTGAAAATGGAGAATATTATTATGGAAGAGGAGTTAGAAGAGGAGGAACAATCTCCTGTTTACTGTGAAGACAGAATTAGAGAGCAGATTGCTGAAGATGAAGCTGCAGTAGCTGCAGTATGTGATCCAGATCCAATTGGAGATGAAGATCACATGGACGGTGTAGATGAATTACCTGATGTTGAGGTAACACCTACTATAATAGAAGATAAATCTGCAGATGGAGGATTAGAATCTCCATTTGAAGAAGATGTTGATTTTGATTTTGCGGTAGTAGATGAAGATGATTTTGATGAATCAGATGATGCAGACTTTGATTTTGCATAAAGAATTGGGAGATAGCTTAGGCTGTCTCCCTTTTTTTTCTTAGTCCTCTGAATATATATCTAGAGTTATAGTTATTATAGTCAAGTAAAGAGTAAAAGTATAAATTTCTTCATGTTCGTTGGGTCCTATATATTCCCATCCTATTGCAAGCCTATCATGAGGCCAATGCAAATGGAATAACAGTTGCCATTTCATCTTCCTTGACCTTTGTACTTCTTTTTATAATGTTTAGACGACTTCAATTTAGAAGTTTTAGTTTTAGCATGCACTCCTGGTCTTTTAACTTTAGGCCGCTGCAAAGATTTTGTTGTATTAATTTTTGTCATGTTATCTTAATTTACCAGATGATTCAATTCCTTTTAAAGTTTCAGGTAAATCTTGGGTGCTACCTGTAACACCTACTGTTCTTAACAAGTGTGATATAACTTTAGGTTGACCTGCTTTCTTATACCAAAGCTCACCTGTATCTTTTTGATAGTATGCTTTTTCATTACCTGTTAAGTGCTTAATTAGATCATCAAATATTTTTGCATATAAGCCTATAGTATTTCCAAAAGCTGTAGTTGTGGATGTAAACAATTTCATATAATCATCCAATCCAAAGTTTACTACACCAACTTCTACCATTGGAATAAATGCAGTAACTTCTTGCATAGTACCTATAGTAAGTATTTGAGTTAAGTTTTCTAAGTATCCTGCAAGCTCAAAGTCTTTTCCAAATAAAGGTCCAGATTTCTTTTTCATTTTTTGGAATCTTTCTTTATCACTTGGATCATAACCAAATCCTAGTATTAATATGATTGCCGCAACTGCTATAATCATAGCATCCATCATTGACTTTTTAAAGTCTGCTTTTTCTTGAGCTGTTAAATAGTTCCATCCTTTAGCTTTAAAGTCTAAAGCCTTAACAAATGCTTTATATCCATTTACATAATATCCTATAGGAGTTGTACCTGTAGCCCAATCATATCTTGGCTGAAATCTTTCAGGAGAAAATAGATATTTACCTTGAGTTTTATCATAGCTGAATCCCCATTTATTAAAGAACATTGGAAAGAACCACTTTCTCATAAATGTAAATAACCTATAACCTGAATACTTATTACCTTCTGCTTGTCCAAATTCATCATATGCACCATACAATCTTCTGGAAACTCCTGCAAACTTATTTTTAAATGATTTAAACTTTTCCATATTAGCTATGGTAAGTACATCACCTTCATTTAATTCTAGAATAGATTTGACTCCATTTCTTTCTTTAAGAGTTTTTACACTAATACCATAAGCATCTGCTATAGATTCAAAAGTTTCACCTTCTTTAAAAGTATGCTGTACCTTTCTATTATTATACTCAGGGTCAATACCTTCTTTAAGTTTCATGACACCTGTAGCTTTATCTATTTCCCAAGCATCTACATATCTTAGTTTACGAGTTTTACCATTAGCTAGTTTTTGTTCTACACGTTCAGAATTTAAAAATGCACCAAATAACTGTAAGGCAGCTTCCATTTCTAAATTTTTTCTAGCCATGTACATCCATTCACCATTAAGTAAATCTTTTACAAAACTTCTTGAAATAGTTCTACCAAATTTATCTTCTGTCATAAATACAGAATCAAAAGCTTCTACTAATTGATAGTTTAAAGAACCTGCTCCTACTTCATATACATCTTTAGCAAGCCATTTAGTCATAGTTGATGCTGCCCAAAGTCTACCTCTAGCATAGTCTGAAGTATTTATAAATTCTCCACCTGCCATTTCAATATAGTTCTGCATTAACTGACCAAACCTGTTTTTCAAGTCAGATGGTATATTCAATGCTAAAGATGATCTTGCAGATAGTTTTTGTATTTTTCCTAAGACTCTATCAAATACTTCCCATCCATATCCACCTTCAAATTTTCTACCATAGTATTCTCTTTCAATTAAAGATTTTACTTGCCCTAATCTATTATAGGTTTTCTTTTCTTTAACTGATACCATTTTGCCTGCAGTCTTCATAGCACCTCGGCTATATACTTGTTGTTTTTTAAGATAGTTATCAGGATCTTCAAGAGTATCAAGAATTGATTGAACCATAGGAAGTGTTTCTACCAATTTCTTTTGTTGCTCCAAAGAGTATAAATATCTCATCATGTTACGTGTAACATCTGGATCAACATTATCTATATCTATATCAAATAAACCTGCTACAGGAATTCTTTCTATTTCTTCACCCTCTAAAGTTGTAGATACAAGTCTATACTCTTGAGTAGTATCATCATATACAAAGTTATAGTCATCAACAGATCTATCTTTTGCTCCTCGTATATCTCTGAAATACTGTAAGAAATTTTCTTTAATCTGCTTGGTTGTATTACCAATCTTACCAGATTGAATTACTGAAAGATTATCTCTTAATACAAATCTAGGTAAGTCTAGATATAGTTTAGATGAATTAGGAGTATCCTCTTGAAATTTCAAATGCTGTTGTTTCAATGTTTCTAATAATTGGTACTCAGCACTAGAAGGTCGGGCCTGCAATTTTTTATATTCTTCATTAATATATTTAGACCCTTCTTCATATCTAGGTATGAATCTTCCTTTATTATCTACATGCGTACCAATTTCTAATTCAACTTTTCCTGTAGAAGAATTATAACCTGTCATAAACTCAGGTTTAATCTGATAGTTTGAATGTCTAGCATTTCCTACTACTGGAATATTATTAACCTGTAAAGTAAATTTCTTTTTAGTTAATGGGTCTACAAGTTCTGTTTTTTGAAAGTACTTATCATTATTAGGAATAGAAATACTATTAACTATACTCTTACTGTATACACTTTGCTGACCTCTTTTTCCTTTTTTATAAACTTGATAAATAACGTGATTATCAAAGAACCAATCTCCAAACTCATCATTTTCTGAAAGTAATTGTTTTAATTCATCACTTTCAATAAATGTTTCTAATTGCTCTGCAGTCTTTGGAGCTATTTCCATTTGAGTTAGGAACTCATTAAATGTATCTACATAATATTCAGTAGCTACTCTTTTAGATAAATCTCCAAGTTCTGCATAAATACTTTCAAGCTCATTTGCCTCAGCTAAAGATAGTCCTGTAGATGTTTGTTTATTTAACAACTTCAAATATTCCTGCTTGTTTTCTTCAGTCAATGACTCTGCATTTCTTTTTGTTACTTGAACAAGTGCAGATAATCTAGCAGATTCAGCCTTAGATAGACCCGAAGTTTTATCTAAACTAGCTTTAAAGTCAATTGTCTTTTGTTGTAAGGTTTTAATTTTTCTTACTTTCTCCTGACCCAACTCTGATGGTACTGGTTGATTTAAACTATCCTTGTTAGTATACATCAAATCATACATTTCTTTGTAGATAGCAGATATATCTACAGTAGATTGCAGTTTCATTTTATCTTGGAGTTCTTTCAATCTATTGATCAAATTAAACTTAGTATCAAAATATTCTTGAGTTTGTGCAATTCTTGTATTTTGTTTAATCCACTCATCTCGTGCTTCATTAAATTCTTCAGAACCTGCACCATACTTAGTATCAATTAAGTTGATAAATTGGTCATAAGCATTCTGTAAAGATCCAGGTCTTTCAGTAAATTCATAAAATCCTCTAGAAGCATCTCTATATTCATTAAGTACTTTTGCAATACTTAAATCATACACTCCGTCTTCAGGTGAATCTACTTTAGGAGTACCATCTTCATAAGTATATGAATGAAGCATTTGATAATCCTTCCATAAAGCTTGCAATGTAGAATACTTTTGAAATCTTTCTAGTTCATCAGTAATTTCATTTGCTTCATTGTTATAAGAGTCTAGTGCTCTTTGACGAGCTTGTCTTGCAGCTTCAGCAATTTGTGGTGGATACTTAGCATAAATCTGATCTAGTTTATATACTTCAGGTACATATACATCATGCATGTACTCTCTTGTAAAGTCATATAATTCTTTTTCGGCTTTATCTATTGCTTCTTGATCTTCAGCTTCTTGGGCTTGTCTTAAATTATATTCAAGTTGACCCAAGTCATATCTCCATCCATTTGAAAACTTATCATGGAATGTATAAATTTCTTTTCTAGAAGGTTCAAGTTTTATAATATTACCGTCTTTATCCCTAACAGGTTTAAGACTAAACACAGCATCTCTAGATGCTACTATATCTAATATCTGCCTTGTCTTTTTTGGATCAAAACCTATTTTTGGTAAAAGGCTAGCCATCTTATTTCTAAATTCATAAGATGCACTAATTGCTTCTTGTTCTGCTTCTGTTCTTAAATTTTGAATAAAAATAGCTAATCCACCTACTATAGGATCATTAGATGATGTATAACTTTCTAAGAATCTATTAAAGAAACTTACATCTGATAATTTACCAGATAAAGCATCTACTATCTTATCTCTATTAATGCTAAAGTTGTTATATTTTTTTACAAATGAAGATATATATTTAGGCTCTACTCCTTTTCTTTTAAGGGCCTCATAGTCTTCATTGGTCAATTCATTTTTTAATGCTTTATCAAAGAAAGTTTCTATGTCATCATCAGTCATATTATCTTTCATGCTTTTATACAAATTACTTTTTAGCTCTTTTACTAAAAACTCATTCATATAGGCAGTAGTCTCAACATAAAAGTCAACATTGTTTTCTTTATAAATATCCTTGATAATATTATTAGCTCTGTCTAAATTACCTCTTACATCATTCATGAAAGTAAGAAGTTCATTTTCTTTGTTTATATCAAACTGCGGTTTATCTTCTCCCTGGTCTTTAGTAAAGAACTCATCAAAGTCAGTAAACATAGTTTTGTAACCATTAATAATATTTCTGTAGGTATACAATAAAAGCATTGCATCTCTGTTATTAAACCTACCTGTTTTTTGTAAAGACACTAGGTCATTATATATATTCTTAGCAATATTATCAATTACACCTACACTATTAATAAAAGATCTAGAAGAGTTTATAAGGTCTTGCTGTCTTTCTTTTTCAGCTCTAACTACATCTTTAATTATCTGCTCTTTATTTTTATTTTTTAAATTGGTTACACTTTGATAAGAGCGCAACATTTGTTTTACTTTAGGTAAAAGTTGGTTTTCATCAAATAAAGCTTTATCCAATCTTTCCTGATACTCTTTACTTTGAGATTTAAAGTTGGCCGCTTTATTTAGTATCAGATTATTATTAACATACATTTCATTAATAGCTCTTTGTATGTTATTTTCACTAATCCCTTCTGTTAATTCATTGGCCATTTCTTTTATATTTCTTATATAAAAGAGCACGTCTTCATTAGAAACTGCTTCTGTTTGTAAATTATAATTTTCATTTAATAACTTATCAGCAAGCTCTTCCATTGTTGTAGATTCATTAATGTCACTAACCTTAGACACATTAAATATTTTTCTAAACAATTGTCTTATAGCATAAAGCAATTTAGACACAAAGCTTTTATAACCTTCACTTTCAACTTCTTCAGTAACTTTATTTACTGCATGATATTGCAATGAATATGTTAGGACCTCATTTTTAAAAGCAGAACTTGTAATATTTAGTTCTGGATAATTTAGCTTAACATGATTAATAATGTATTTACCTTCAGTAGTTGATTCTAAACTAGCATATAGATTATTAAATAAATCAGGATTTTCTGATTCAATAGCTTTAATAAAAGGGTGAGCAAATTCGTGGAGTACTGTATCTAGGTTTATATTATCACCTACTACATATACAGTTCCTGCCCAATAAAAAGCTGCTTCATTATTATAAGGTTTTCCTTTAGAGTTTAGCAATGCTTTAGCATCAGCTTGTGAAACATTTGCATAACCAATGTTCAAAGACATTGAAAGTTTTTTAGCTAAAGTTTGCGCTATTTCTATAGCTTGAGATTTATTTACAGCTTTAGTATCAATAGGTACTTCAGTTATAGCACTTTTAATAGCATTAGCTAATTGCTGATCTACATAGTAGTAGATACCATTATTTTTAGAAGCATATCCCTGTCTTTCTAAAATTTCAAATAGTTTGTTATTTTCTTTAGTACTTGACTTTAATATTTTACCTTGATTAGAAGCTTCTTGACCCAATACTTTAAGAGTACTAATAGCATTCTTCTCATTACTTTCTATTTCTAAAACATCAATATAGTTTTCATCTGTTTGATATTTTACTTTACCAACAGCTTTATCATTTTTATAAATAGTATTTACACTTGCAGTTGTTTCTGACGGAGCTGTAACAAGAGTAACTTCATTCTCAAAAGGATTAGTTAAATCTACAGTAAGATCATTTTGACTTTCATTAGTAAATGAAAAGTATCTCATTGCCTTTCTGTTAAACTGAAAACCTTCTTTATCTTGTACAGATGGTATAAAATAAATAAGGTCATTTAGGTCTTTAGATCGACCCATATTTATCTTAGCCTCAAAAATTTCTTTCCATTCTTTATAAAACTTGTTATAACCAGTATATTGTCTAGGATAACTTCCTTCTTTAGTTCTTAAAAAGAAATCTAGGGCATATAACTTAGGCATTTGTTTACCTATATTTTTAGGACTTCTTCCGTTTAAATTTTCTTGAGTAACTAATTCAGTTTCTGTAGGATGTTCTATAGTACCTGTTATAGTAATTGACTCTCCCTTTTGAGCATGATCTTTACCTATAAAAGCTCTAACAAACTTAAAGGTTGGAAACATATTTTGAATATTCTGATACCAATTTTGATCTTCTAAAAATGGGATTAGTTCTTTTTCAAATCTTTTAGAATCTCTTTTTTGCTGTGCACTAGTCTTGCCTTGTTTTCTAGCTAAATGTATACCTCTAGTATCTAACCAATTTAAAAAATACATTGCATTTTTTTCAGACAGAAACTGTTCTAATTTAATATCTCCATCTATATCATGAAAAGCTTCATCTACACTTCTAATAACTCTACCAAACTTTCTCAATGTAGCTGAGCCTGAAAGACCAAAATCTAAAAATGGATTACCAAATAACTTATCTATTACATCTGCTATAAATGGATCTTTAGATACTGATTGTTCATAATCTTTAACTTCATAAAGTTGGCCTGACATATCATACCAGTTACCATCTTCTTCAGAAAGGTAATAGTTTCTTATAAACTTTTCATACTTGAGTTGGTATACATCATCAACTACATCCAAGACTAAACTCTTTAAGTCTTCTTCATTATATTTTTGAAAAGCTTTATTATTATATATATTTTCTTGAATCCAATTAAGAACTCTATTAATCAGTCTTCTCAGTGTACCTTTAGCATATCTATCTTTATGACCTATTGATTCAAAGTAAGCTTTATTAATATCAGGATTGCTACGCTTAGGGCCAATATATTTTTGGTCTAAACCTATCTCTAGCATCTCAGCAATAAATTCTAGTATAGCTTGACGATGAGCCCAAAAGTTTTTCTTAGAATTTTTTCTATTCCATTCTAATTCATCAGTATTTACTTCATCATCTAAATATAATAACTCAAAATCCAGTTGCTTTTTAAAAATAGCATCATCTCTGTTTTCTTGAGATATTTTATCCCATTTATTATATTTCTCATCGTATTTACTCCAGCTTTCAATATTAAACCATAAGTCTTTATGTATTTTACTACCACGCCCTAACATGGTATATATAATATATGCAGATTGATTTAATAAAGTTTTATCTGCAATATCAGTTTTTAAAGCAAGAAATTTTTGTATTACATCATAAGCTGCTGTAGGACTTCCCTTTCTATAACGTATACCATCTAAAAGTTCATCTGCAGATAAATCTGTTTTTATATTCAAGCCTCCTAAAAATGTAACAAGTTTTGTTTTTAATTCATTTTGAAAAAGCTTATTTACTTCATTAGCTTCAAACTTTCCTCTTTTAAAACTAGGATCAGGTAGTTCATTACCATATTCTGCTTCAGGAATATTTTGAATTTCTAGTTCCCCGTTTGCTTCTGCAATATCAATCTTAATTTTTTCCTCATCAATTGCTTTAAACATTTCATCATTAGGAACTATTCTGTCAGTCTGTATAATATTATCTCTCCAATATCTTGATCCTCTTGGGTCTGTTACTTCACTTTGATAAATAGAAAATAAAAGTTCCTTACCAAAATTTAAATTGTATTTAATTTCAGCATATCTAGTAAGATCTTTGTTATACTTTTCAAACTTTGCATGATCTAATATTTCATTAGTTGGGCCTAATACATCCTTATCTTTTAAATATCGTAAAGCATTTGCTTTTGAATCACAAGTCATTTTTTAACAATTTAATGGATTTTATTTATTATACATTTCTAATATTTCAGCATCATTTATTTCTTGATCAAGATTTTCAAACACTGTTCCTGATGTTTCAGAACCAGGGTTTACATAACCAAATTTAGTCAGCAATGTTTTTGATAAAGATATGAATAAATCTTGGGGCATTATAGTTAAATTTCCAATACCTTCAAAAGGTAATGCAATAGTTCTACCTTGATCTATTAATTTTTCAGCAAGCTTGAATGTTTTCTCCCATTGCTCAGTCATAACATCTTTTATATCTTCCATATCTTCCTCTGATACATCTGCAAGATTATCATTTACTTCATTTATACCTGTCATTATAGGTAAAGCATTTCCTATACCTATAGTATCTAATAAAGCTTCATTAGTTTTAGGAGCATCACCTTCTAGTTGCAAATAAGAAGCAGGATACAAAAAGACCACTTCAGGATTAGCTTTTACTAAGTTCTGCATTGTTTGCGCAGTATTAGACACATTGTTATATATAGTCACTCCTGGATTGCTTGTAGGTGTAACTTTGTACGGTAAAAACTTAAAGGCTTCATATTGGGATGTATCTTCAGTTGCAAAAGATGTTTTATCCATAGAACTTTCATTAAGATAATTTTTAAATCTAAGTCTATTTCTGTTGCTCTTTAAATTATTAATTAAGAATGTTTCAAAATATTGCATTAACAATTCAACTTGTGTAACCGTATCAGAATTTAAATAATTACCCACTAATGGATTTAATGTATTAATGAATGTATTAAAGTCTGTAATACTTAATAAGTTATACTTGCTCTTTGTAATACCTGATTGGAATGCTGCATAAGTAGTCATATTTGAGAAGAAATCACTTATATAATTATTTGTCTCTATATCATCTACTTTCATTACTGTTCTATTTGCTAAATCAGCTAAATTTTTAGTGTAAAGATTAGATCTAAAGTTGTCTAGGTCTTTATCATTAAGATAAATATTAAACATACTTCTATCTGCATTTACATCAACCTCAAGTCTTTTTAAAACATCATACTTGTTTTTTAAGTCATACTTATCAACTATGTTTTTAAACTCTACAGCATACGCAAATTGTGGATCACTAAACATATGATATACATTAGAAGAAGCTGTCAAAGCTTTATTAGCTATGTATTGCTCATATAGATAGTTCTTTAACTTATCTTCAGATAATATACTTATTTTTTTCTCTTCAGCATATCTTTCTTTAAATAATTCACTATCAAAGAAATCTTTTTTAGATACATCTGCTCTAATTGATTCTCTTTCTAATACAAATCTTAAATACTCTTGATAATTAGAAGGAGCATT